AGGGTCCTGAGGAGGACGAGTCGTGATCCCGCTGGCGGGTTACCAGACGCTGCTGGCTGGGGTCCAAGGGGGCTACCTGCCGCGTGGTAAGTCGCTGAAGGAACTGATGGGGATTGCCCTCGGGCAGTTCGAGCAGGACAAGCAGGAGTTCGCGCAGGAGCAGCGGGCCACGGGCGAGGCTGGTGAGGTGAGCTACGCCTATACCGACCCCTTCTTCGAGGAGACGGACATCGAGGAGGAGGAGGAGACGGCTGCGGACCAGCCCGGCTTCGCGCCTCGTCTGCCTGGAATGCGCGGGATCATGGCGCAGTTCAACGCTGCGGGCTTGGGCGCCCCGCCCACCGACAATGCACCGTCCGAGTTCGAGACTTGGATGGCAACCAAGTACGGCGGCCAGTCCGCCTGAGAGAGAGGAGAGACCATGCCGAAAGTCGGAAAGAAGAAGTTCCCGTACACCGCCGCTGGGATGAAGGCCGCCAAGAAGGCGTCCAAGAAGACCGGCAAGAAGGTCATGGGCATGTCCTCCGGGGCTGCCCGTGGCACCGCTGCCCGCCGTAAGAAGGCGTCCAAGGCGGCCCGCGTGCGCGGTGCCCGCATGGGCTACGGTCGCTGATGACCCAGCTTGCGGTAGCGCACACACCATTTGCTCAGCAAGTGGTGACTCAGCCTGTGGTGGTGGGAATCACCCGGCACAGCATCGGGCGGCGCGTCGTCCGTCACGGCGTGGTCAACGCTTTGGTGGTGGCTGGAGAGAAGCACCGCCTAGAGACCCGCACGGCCAGCGCGCTTTCCGTATCCCAGGCGACCCCGGAGCCCACCCTCCGAGTAAGCCAGCCGCAGGTGTCTGGAAACATGGCGGCCAGCGATGTGTCGCGCGGCCTTGTGCAGAGCGCCACAGCGGTTTCCGCGCCCCCGATAAGTGGTGGCCCTGCTCGTCATACCCTTGGGGGGGAGGGCGCGTAGGGCCGCCACACCTTCTGCTATGGACATCCAAGAAGTCACCGAAGGCAACGATGTGTGGTTCGTGGCGCGCCTGCTGCGCCCCGACAATGTGATCCTGAGCCGGGACGCGATTGCGGGCTCTGGCGGGTCCAACACCGACGCCTTTCAGGTCCGCGTCTACGATGTGACGAAGGACTCGCTGGGGACCGGGGCGAATGGGCGGCAGGTCCACACCGAAGATGTCGCGGATGACGCGCTGACGAGCATCCTGCTGACCGCGACGACCTCTGCCTCCCTGACCAACGACGGCTATTGGAACGGCGTGGATGATGTCGGCTACAACTTCATCTACCAGCTTGCCTTCGACTCCTCCAAGTACGAGGCGGGTCACCGCTACGCGGCTGAGTTTGCGTTTGAGACAACGAGCTACGGCACGATTCGCTGGGCTCAGGCGTTCTATGTGAGGTCTCTGCTCTCGACATGAGCGAGTCGGGCGAGGTTGTCCATGAGTACACGCCCTTCGGGGCGGCGCGTGAGCTTTGGTCGCTCATGCCGAACGAGCTATTGCTCGAAGGGCCTGCGGGTACTGGTAAGTCCAGGGCGCTGCTTGAGTGGATCAACTACCTCTGCGAGCGGTACGCGGGCATCCGCGTGCTGATGCTGCGCCAGACGCGGGAGTCGCTGACGGAATCGGTGCTGGTCGAGTGGGAAAACGAGGTCTTGTGGCCTGGGCACCCGGCGATCCACGGCACAGCGGGCCGGAACACGCGGCAGAACTACCACTACCCCAACGGCTCGCATGTCGTTGTGGGCGGCCTGGACAAGCCCGCTAAGACTTTCTCGACGCAGTACGATGTGATCTGCGTCTTTGAGGCCCGCGAGATCACGGCGGACACTTGGGAATGGCTCGCTCGCGCGAACCGTAACTTCAAGATGCCGTGGCAGATGCGGATTGCGGACACCAACCCCGCAGGCGAGTTCCATTGGCTGAACACTCACTTCCCTCAAGGGTTCCGGGAGGTGCCGGAGAGGCACCGCTGCGACAAGCGGATCCGGCTACTGTCTCGACACGAAGACAACCCGGCGTACTTCGATCACAAGAAGGGCACTTGGACCAAGAATGGCGAGTCATATGTGCTCGGCATCCTGGCAAAGTTGACCGGAGCGCGTCGCGCGAACTTGTACGAGGGCAAGTGGGCGAGCGAGGAGGGCATCATCTTCGAGGAATGGGACCCGGCGGTCCACATGATCGACCCCGAGGATATGCCGGAGCCCAAGTGGTACTTTGGAGCCTACGATAAAGGGCTGAGGCACCCCGGCTGCTTCCAGGTATGGGCGGTGAACGACGACCGCATGTATCGGGTGCTGGAGATCTACAAGACCGGCGAGACCAGCGACTGGTGGGCAGAGCAGGTCATGGTGGCGAACGAGGACTACCCGCTGTCCGCGCTCGTTTGCGACCCGAGTGAGCCTGAGTACATCAAGATCTTCAACGACCGGCTGGGATCTGCGCGTGGCCGCGACGGCAACCGGATTGCTAGGAAGGCGAAGAACCCCATCAAGACCGGCATCGACATGGTGCGGTGGGGTTTGAGCAAGGTCGATCACGGCCCGCGCATCTACATCGTGCGTGGAAGCGCGATTGTGCAGGACAAGGCGCGTCTCGACGCGAAGAAGCCGACCTGCTTAGAGGAAGAGATCCCGAGCTTTGTGTGGGCGCGCAGTCGTGACGGCGCCCCGGTGAAGGAGCGCCCCGATCCGACCTGCTCCGATCACGCGATGGACTGCCTGCGCTACGCGGCGATGTTCATGTGGAACCGTGACATGAGCATGGAGGTCCAGATCCCCGAATACCCCGAAGGAAGCCTTGGCGACATGCTGGGCCACGCCGAGGTCCACCTAGAGGCTTATAGCTGATGCTGAACACCAATCCGTCCAACCTCATGGCCGAGATCGACGCGGCTATCGCGTTCCGCGATCAGCACCTCGAAGGCTATGAGGAGAAGGTCGCCCGCTACCACGGGCCGTTCTACAACCGTCGTAGTGACTTCACGGCGGAGTACAGCCCGGAGAACACCTACTACGAGTACATCTCGTTGATGGTGCCCCGGCTGGTGTACGACAACCCGCGCGTACAGGTGCAGACGCGGCGCCCCGGCGCGCAGAGGGATGTGGCGATTGCGCTACGCCACGGCCTCAACCGCTGGGCGCGGGACTTCCAGTTGCGGAAGGTCCTGACCGAGCTTGCCACCGACATGCTGCTGGGCTTTGGCGTGTGCCTTGTGCGGCCTGACCACCGCAAAGGCCAGGAGATGCCGCCGAGCACGGACAGCCCCACGGCTCCCGGCGACACGGCGTGGCCGACCTGCGAGCGTATTGCGCCGCGTCGGTTCTTCATGGACCCGCAGGCCGAGCGGTGGGAGGACTGCCGCTTCTACGGCCACATGTGGCGCATCGACAAGGACGACCTCGAAGACCTTGCGCGCTCCGGTAAGGATCAAGGCTGGAACCTTGAGGCCATTGAGGAACTGAACTCCAGCCAGAACCCGAACCAGAAGTACGGCTACGGCCACAAGGGCGGGCCTGACCGGGACGAGATCTATTGCTACGAGATCTTTGTCCCTGAGATCAAGCTGGACGACGCACCGAGCGAGAAGGCTGGGTTCCACGGCGCGATCTACACGATTGGCTGTAACCAGCCCCTGGGCAGCGCAGACGACGACGCGAAGGCGTCCCTGATCCGCGAGCCGCGTCCGTTCTACGGGCCGCGCACGGGGCCCTACATCCTGTTCGGTGCGTACAAGGTGCCGGACAACCCGTACCCGCTGGCGCCGCTTACGGCGGTCGAGGCGCAGGTGCGTGAGTTGAACGACCAAGTGCTCGCGGCTTCGTCCAGCATGATGAAGCACAAGCGCATCGTGGGTGTGAACGACCCGCGCACGGCGCAGCTTGTGAAGAATGTCGAGCACGACTATGTGGCCGTGGTGCCGTTCGAGGACGGCAAGGCGCTGGTGCAGGAGTTTGTCATGGGCGGACAAACGGACCAGCAGGCCAACTGGATCGCCACCTGTCGCAACCGCGCAGACAGAGTGTTGGGCATGGATGAGGCTTTGCGTGGTGCCGTCTCTGGCACCGGTACAGCCACCGAGCACAGCATTGCGTCGGAAGCGGCCAGCACCCGCATCGCATTCATCAAACAGAACTTCACAAGTGCGACCGTGCGGCTGCTGAACGGGGTGGCGTTCTACCTGTATCACGACGACGACATCGTGTTCCCGATTGGCGTCGAGGCGGCGCGCGAACTTGGCCTTGGCGATCAGGATGTCCTGATGTTCCAGGGCGGTGGTCATGAGGGCAGCGACTACAGCTTCGAGGACTTGGAGCTGGAGATCGAGCCTTACAGCATGGAGCGTGCGTCGGAGGGCCTTGCCCAGAAGCGTGCGCTTGAGATGCACAGCATGATCCTGAACAGCCTGCAACTGATGCAGGTCTTCCCCGACTACCCGTGGAAGGATCACTTCAACAAGATCGGCAACGCGATGAACGCGCCCGACATGGCGGAGTTGGTCGATCAGGAGCTGCTGAACCGTCTTGCTCAGGACCTCTCGGCCCAGCGCCAGATGGACACGATGGCTGCGGCGCAGTCGATGGAGCCGCGTCTGAAGAAGGATGTAGGCCCGAACGGCGTGACCCGTGGTGCGCCGAGCAAGCGCGTGCCGATGGCGATGCAGGAGATCGGCTCGATCATGCAGCAGATGATGCAGCAGGCACCCGCAGGCGCGCCCCAAGGCGTGCAAGGCCCCAACTCCGCGATGTGATGCCTACGCCGAAGAGAGACAGCCGACTCACCCGCGCGGGCGTGTCTGGCTACAACAAGCCGAAGCGAACGCCTGGGCACCCCAAGAAGAGCCACATCGTCGTGGCTAAGGAGGGGAGCAAGGTCAAGACGATCCGCTTCGGTGAGAAGGGCGCGAAGACCGCAGGTAAGCCGAAGCCCGGCGAGTCTGCTGCCATGAAGGCCAAGCGCAAGTCGTTCAAGGCACGCCACGCCAAGAACATCGCCAAGGGAAAGATGTCCGCCGCCTACTGGG